TTAGCGTCTATTGTGGTTCCATTATTTAAAATACCACCAAACACAGATACTGCATTATTTCTAGGAGTACCAGTTAGTTCGATTAGATTAGTGCCAAATCCAGACCAAGTAGTAGTAGCAACTGCGTCAATAGCAGCGTCTACTGCAGCCTGATTAACTGCTGTATTAGATACCTGATATATAACGTTATCAAGTTTAAAATACATATTATAAGTAGCAGATGTACCGAAATTAGGTGTATGAGCAGCAGTATTACCGCTAGCATTTCTAGCCGCGCTAGCAAACTTTCCACCTGCCTGCCATACGCTAGTAAGCTTATTGGTAGTATAGGTAGAAGTATTTGACATAAGAGCCTGCCATAGATACCAATCTGAGGTAGGCATTGAATTACCTGACGTGTGAACCAAAGTACCGCCAGTAGTATTTTCAATACCAGTTGGACGGATATATGTTTGGAAATTCCACTCTACAGGGTTCATTGCTGTTTTAAAACGCTTACTAGAGCGATCTGGTGTAGTACCGCTCTCTAAGCTATTGATGTCCTGAGTAGCTGCAGCCTGTGACATTGCATAACCTGCAAGGATTTCAACCTTCCAAGTATTTGCCGGTGTCATTGCTGATACTGCGTCTCCATCGTTAAGACTTACAGTAGAAAGGAACACTTCACTATTTCTTTGAAGGTTCAATGTTTGTGCCATAATTAACTCCTTAATATAACCCTATGAGTTAGGCGGTCCCTCTTATATTTTATAAGTATAACACCACTTACTATAGGGCGCAAATAATAAAAATTTCAAATGTTAGAATCTTGTATATATATTACTAATGCTCTAATCTCTGCCACTCCATAAGGATCCATTATACCTTCATCAGTAGACAGGGACTCTACTCTGCATTCGGTTACGTTTAAACTTTTAAAAGAAGGACGATATTTCATAGAATCTATAATATACTGTACATCCTGAGCAAGATCAGCTGTAACCTCTATAGAATTATCGTCGCTATACACATAACCTCTAATTTCTAAAATAAAACTACAGAAAACTTGTGCATCTCCTATTCTGCTTCTAGTTTCAGAACTCATAGGGTAACAATACACACTAGGAAAATCATTTATAGTATTTAAGTATTCTTGTTTTGCAAAAGCGTTGTTATTAATGTTGGTACAAAAAGTATAAGGGCTGCGAGGACTATTAGGTAAACTTTCTATGCCTCCGTCTATCAGCTTGAGAGCTGTGACTATTTCATTTATAATTTGCCTGCGTTTGCTACTCATTAGTCATCCACATCATATACTACCAGTACTCTAATTTCTCCAAGACCGTATGGATCTAATAATCCAGAATCAGAATCTATCGAAGATACTTCTGCCGATATAATTCTGCTATTTTGGGTAAATTTAATTCTTTCTAGAGCATGGGTAATATCTTCTATTATATCTTCAAGCTTATACATACTATTTTCTTCATATGTATATACTCTTACCATAATTTCCATTGATCCTTGAGTATTTGTTTTGGAGTTATAAGAATAGGTTTCTACTCCTCCCTGTACATATATACTAGGAAAATCATTTATTTGGTCTATATATTTCAATCCTTTAAATACATTTTGAGATAAATTAGTTTTAAAATTATAACCATAGGAACTAGTTGCACCGTCTATAGTTTTAAGTTGTGCTATAATAAAGTTAATTATTTCTCTACGTCTACTAGTTGCCATATTATAAGCTTCGCTCTGCTTTTACGAGATTGAATCTTTTTGAAAATAGATTTCTAGTCACAGAGTTTAGTGATGAATCTATAAGATCTCTTGGATTTCTACTAGTAGTTTCATGTATCCAATATCTAGGATCGTAGTAATATTGCATAGCTTGAGAACGCATATCTGCTATTACTTTAAGGCTCTGTACAAATCTTCCGGTTCTATAGGTTAAAACTTTTCTAGATAGAGGAGGGCCTCCAACAGGACCTATGGGCATTCTACGCATCATCTCTCTTTGAGTAAGAGCAGTTATAGTATCATTAGTAATAAAATCTCCCATAGAAGGTTGCTTAGTTTCTCTTAATAATCTTCTAGCAGGAGCAGTTCTACTTGTAAAAGCGGAGCTTTTACGACGGGGTATGTTTACCCTAACTTTACCTTGTGGTATACTTCCAGCAGGAACATCATCTTTGCCTAACATAGCGGCATAAAAAGTAGCAAATATATTTAATTCCTCTTTAGAACCTCTTCTTTTATATTTGATAATCGATTCTTTACTCTCAAATTTTTCTAATTGATTCTGAATAGCAAAAGCAGCTGCGGCAAAATTATCTTTATCAAATTCTGCTAAAATTCTTTTTTCTATAGGAGTTTTTATATATGGATAAAAAGTTATGGAAGCAGCAGTATCTCTTTTAACTTTTATATAAAAAAGCTTAGAATTAAAATAGTCATCTCCACTAAAAGTTATTTCAGCTACTTTTAAAGATGATATAGTAGTACTACCTATACCTCCCACTATTACAGGCCATGTAACTAATACATTTTTTGCTTTACTTTTTAAAGCCTCAAAGCTTTCTCGCTGATTTTGTTTCAAATAGTCAAATAGTTTTTGGTTAGGAGATATAGAATTTAATTCTTTAACTATACTAGCTGCTTGATCATATAATAAATTGTTTGTAGTGTTTGAGAGTTCAGTAATAGGTAGTGGTTGTCTAGAGGCATAAAATGCTTCTCCGGCCCCTGATTCTTTAAAAGTTTCTAGTATAGATCTTTCTTTTTTAGTAGTAAGAGGTTTTCCTTCAAACGCAAGAGCAAAACCTTGTTTAGTTAAAACATATTCATAACCAGGTGTAATTCTAGCATATTCACGTAAATAATCAGCAGATGTTACAGTTACAGGAGTAGTACTAGCTCTAATAGCTGCACCACCAGAGGTTGTTGGAGCTGCTCTGAGAACATCTAATTGAGAAGCGGTAATGAGTCCTGTTTTTTGTAATACATCAATAGGTACAGCGGCTCCACCTATTTTTATGTCACCTTCAGTAATAATTTTAGCTTTTAACTCTATATCTAAAAGATTCCCAGGTCTAGTACCTTGTTCTTTGGTGTTCCAATTAACTACGAAATCCGGTTCTTTTCCTGCACCTCTCCTAAAATTTATTTTAGATTTTTTTTCCAGATACCTTAAAACAGCGGGCTCTAATTGATCCCTTCTAATAATGGTCTTTTGACTCGCACTAGTTGCTTTTAATACGTCACTATAATACGATATTAACTCTTTGGCATCTTCATCTTGTGTAGATATTATTGATAAAGCAGCTCTAAAATCCGCCATTACATCACAATCCTATAAAGATCTAACACGCGACGAATATGCGGAGCAAACCCGCCAGTAAATTCAAAGGATGAAATACTTTCTCCTTGTAGAGAAACCGCCCTATTTTCTAACCCTTTATGTAATTCTTTAATATAATCTAAGGTAACTAGTTTAACATCAGAAGGTATAGTATCATAACCACCGTTATAAGTAATTTTTACACCATGCGTATAGTTATAAAACTGTTTAACACCTAAGATACTAAGAGTCTCTCTACCTGTGTCTTGTCCAACGTGTTTAGTTATTTCTCCAGTAGCCCCATACCATGTATACTGTTCTCTGTTTAAAGATGAATCGTAGGTAGTAATAGCATCTTTAGAACCGTTAAAATGCATTAATAACGTAGTGTTTGTATCTGTTGAATATGTGTAGGTTTGTGGCACAAAGTTAGCATTGGCTCTGTAGCTATTTAGAGACATTCTTATCTCATCTAACTGACCTGAGAAATACTGTTTATCTGCTAAATTTTGTCTTCCTATCTCTACAGGTGCGGATAGGTTAGGGAATACATTAGATACTGTTACTACAGGACTTACTAAAGACCCGCCTTTAAATATTCTGCAATCGTTATTCTCATCTCTAGAAAACATAACATGGACATATTGATTAGCAGTATAGCCAGTAGTAGAACCATTAGCTACATAGGCAATTTGAGTTCCGCCTTGCTTAGCTTCAAAAACTAGTCCTTGTGTGTTGCTAAAACCAAACTTCCAATAGTTATTACTGTCTTCTACTTGTGAGAAAAGGGTCTGAGAGCTGACTAAAGTATTAAATCTAAACCAGCCTTCAACTGCAAAAGGTAAACTATCAAACCAGAAATCATCGTCATCTGTTAAAGATAGATACCCTCCAGAACCATTTAACTGACCTGATGAAATTCCGTATTTTATAAATCTAGTTTGAAGACTAAACCCTGTATTAGAAGTGACTGTTTTATTTACTCTAGAAGCGTCAACTATCGAACTGTCTATTGTAGGACCGTCTAAAACTTGATACTGTCTGCCATCATATTCTAAAACCTGATGAACATTATTTACGGGTATGTTTTTAACAAATAAGCTAGAGGTTCCGCCATCAAATATCTCAGTATATGAATTAGAAGAGAAAACTCGCCCACAATAACTCTCTATCACAGAGCAGCCATAGGTAATTAGATTTGCTAATCTACCATCATGCTCTGTGCTGTTAATCTTAAGATAGTTTTTAACTTCTGCTAGAGTTACATAGTTTGCCATATTTTCCTCTAAAAAAAAGAGGTAGCCATTATTTCTAACAGCTACCTCTCACTTGATTATCAGTAGACTAATCTTATGAAATTAGTGCTGATACTGTTTCAACCGTATTACCAGTATTTGATCCGCCACTCTGGCTAGCAATTACTTGAACTGCTTTTAGGGTAGCGTTTGCTCCTGTGAAATATGCATTTGAAGATGCATTTAGAACACTGAAGCGAACGTTTGCAGATACTACCGCATTAGAACGAATTGCTCTATCTACTGCACGTGCATCGCAACGATCAACTACTAGAGCTACTAGAGCTTGGTTATCAATACCAAGGTCTCCATTTGTGAAGGTTACGTTTTCAAACCTTACAGTTCCTGTAGCACCGTTGGTAATAAATACGCTACGGCCTGTGCTAGCAGCTACACCGCTATTTCCGCTTAGTGTTACATTACGGAAAATATTAGTGTTTGCAGATGCGCCACCTATAACTAGGTTTGCTAGTACTACGTCTGCTGGGTTGCCGATGCCTTCGAAAGTTAAACTATCTAGATTGATAGTTCCCATTTCGTAAACACCAGGCATAAATCTAATTGTTGATCCGAAGTTTAAAGCGTGTGATGGAATTTCATCAAAAGTCTTAAACTGAGCATTGTAGCTTAGATCGGCATCAACGATATGTAGGAATTTTTGTCCGGCTCCTGCCATTTTGTTTCTCCTTATGGGTAGTAGGTAGTATCTCTACTACCTACTCCCGTGCCTAAACTACTATTATGCTCCAGAACGGATTACTGATGCCATTGAATACTTGGTTGCATCAAGGGCAGCACTTGAGTTAGTTGTTAGTGCCTTCATGTCTAGGCGTGTGCTCATGTAGATTGCAGTTAGCTGACGACGTGGATCGTATTCGCTCTCAATCTCCATTGCACGGCGCTCAGCTACTAGGAACCCTGGCTTGTATACTAGTAGACCGATGTGACGATCTGCACCGCCTACAACGTCTAGGAACTCAGTGATCATAACTGGAATTCCGTATACAGCTCCAAGAGCACCTGTTAGATAGGTTGCGTTTGGACCGAACTTATCAACTGTGCGGAAGTCTGAATTTGATACTAGCTCGTTATATCCTTCAATAGTTGTTAGATATACTAGGTGATCTCCTAGCTGTAGACCGTATTTACCTAATACGGCACGTGCGCTAGCAATGTTAGCTGGGGTAGCCTTGGTTGAGTTACCGCCGGTCTGAACACGGAGACCAGAGATATCATTGGCTAGGGTTGCAATTCCCTTGAATACTGCAGCATAACCAGTTCCTGCTGTGATAGCATTAGTTGGTGAAGCAGTGAACCCGCTTAGTGAACCGTCACCGCGTAGTAGAGCCTTGTCGATTGCACGGCCCATACGACGCATAGAAGCGGTACGTAGGAAGTCTAGTAGAGGAAGAATTGTATCTTCTTCTTCGTCCTTAGCTAGGTGTGTTGTAGCCATGAACTTGTGAGGTGTGAAGTCTACAGACTTGATTGTGCTCTGGTTTGAAGTTGGCACGTTGGTAGCGTCGGCAATACCTGTGGTATATGTTCCGCTAGCGAACTGTGCTACATCACCATCGGTGTCTTCATCAGCAACTGGGACTCTGAAAGTCTTTGCGTCTACTGACATACGACGTAGCATTTTAGCAACAACTAGTTCCTGCTGTAGTTCAGTATAAACATCTGAGCTAAAGTTTGATAGGAACTGATCTACAGTTGTTACTGCCTTCATACGAGCACCTAGCTTGGTGTCGAATACAGATTCCTTGCGAAGTGCCTTAGATAGTAGGTAGGCATTAGCAAGTTCACGCTGAGTGAACTGAGAAGCACGTGACTGCTCCTGGAATACCATCTTGCTGTTCTGTAGTGCAGCAATTTCGTCTTTGTACTTCTTGATCTGAGCCTGAAGTTCAGCAGCCTTTTCAGATTCACGAGGAGTATACTCACCGTACTTATCCTTTGCGTCTGCTTCCTTGATGATAGCTTCACCAGTCTTTTCAACTAGCTCAGCAACACGAGGCTCGGCAACCTTAGCTGTGGCAGTAGCCTCAGCCTTGGTTTCAGCAGTAGAACCAATAACAACTGGTTCGTCAACAGCCTGAGTAGCCATATTTAATTTCTCCTTTGTTTGAGCTTCTAAATGACCGTGAAGCTTTAGCATTATTTGTCGCATAGATGCTTCACTGTGCTCAATTTCTTTCAATTTATGAATAACTTGACAAATTCTATTTGCGACTACAAAGTCAGAATCAGTCCAGTTTTTAGTAGATACTAAGTTTATTGTTTTGTTTAGTTTTTCTTGTAGAGTTGGGTTAGTTTTTACTAGGTTGTCTGTTTTGAGATCATATAGATCTTTTTCGGTTACGTTATTTAAGTTTTTAAAGTTTGTTAGGATAGTCTGTTTTGTATCTTCATCTAGAC